AAGCAGCAGGCGGACACTTCAAAAGAAAGCTATCGCAATATTGAAAATCAGCTTGCAGAGGAAAAGAACAAAAATTTCAAGCTGACGAATAAAGTTCAGGAGCTTGAAAGCCGCCCTATTGAGGTTGCCGTTGCAGAGCCGAGCGATAATGAGCGCAGACTGAACGAAACCATCAGAGCACTTGAGCGTGAGAACATCAAACGCAATGACGAACTCGAAGCAGAATATCGTGAGAACGAGAAAATCGTAAGGAAACAGCTTGAGGACGAAAAGCAGGAGGCTCTTCGCAGGCAGAAAGAGGAGTATGAAGAAAGGCTGAAAAATGTTCAGACTGCCGACGGTACATCAGATGACAAGGATGTCTTTAAGGCATATTTTTCGATTGCATATGACAGCTTTATCCGTATGCTCGATTTCGCCAAGCAGTCACAGGACAAGGAATTTTTCAAGGGCAAGGTTGAACATTTAATAGAAGCACTTGCCACACAAAACATAAATCTTTAAGGGGGAGCAACAATGAAGCTTTATGAGCTTACTGAAAGCTTTGCTGAATTATTCAGCCAATTTGAAGACATAAACGAATATGAACCCGATACTGACGCAGACGGTCAGCCGATTGACGGCAACGGCGACATTATCGAAGATGTTGAGGCATACAAAGAAAAAATGCTTACAGCGTGGTTTGATACACTCGAGGGCATTGAGGGCGAATTTGACGAGAAAGCAGAAAGCATTGCGGTCTACATCAAACAGCTTAAAGCCGAGGCTAAAATGCTTAAAGCCGAAAAGGCGGCAATTGCAAAAAGACAGTCACAAAAAGAAAAACAGGCGGAGAGCCTTAAAACCTATCTGTTTAAGTCAATGCAGGCACTCGGCAGACAGAAGATTGATATGCCGAGAGCGGTTATGTCGCTTAAAAAGAACGCTCCGAGCCTTGTGGTTGATGATGAAATTTCATTTGTTGAGTGGGCGGAGGAACACAATCTTGACCACCTTTTGAAGTACAGTATGCCCGAAGTGAAAAAGAATGATGTCAAGGCTCTCTGCAAAAAGGGCGAAGAAATCCCCTTCGTACATATAGAAGCCAAGCAGTCATTAAGTATTAAGTGAGGTGTTACAGATGATTGATTTTTCAGAGGTAACAAGAGCAAAGTCAAAGGCACGAATTGCCGTAACAGGTCCGTCAGGCAGCGGAAAAACATTGTCAAGTCTGTATCTTGCATATGGCATTACAGGCGACTGGTCAAAGGTTGCTTTGATTGATACAGAACACGAAAGAGGTCGCTTTTACGCAAACAGGACAGACCTTAATACAGGCAAATTTCTTTATGCCTCAATGACACCGCCATATACACCCGATAAATATATTGAATATGTGAAATCGGCGGCTGATATTGTCGGTTCTGACGGTGCAATTGTTGTTGACAGCTTTTCCCATTGTTGGGATAACGAGGGCGGTGTTCTTGATATAAAATCGCAGATTGCTCAACAGCGTGGCAAGAACGATTATACCGCTTGGGATGAAGCAGGTAAAATTCAGAACAACCTTGTAAATACAATTCTTTCGGTTGATTGCCACACAATTATTACGATGCGTGCCAAAATGGCTTATGCAATGGAAGTAAATGACAGAGGAAAAACCGTGCCTGTAAAAATCGGACTTGCCCCTGTTCAGAGGGAAAACACGGAATATGAATTTGATATGTGTTTTCAGCTTGACCGTACTCACAATGCAAGTCTTTCAAAAGATACGACTTTTCTTGACAGTTGGACGGGCATAATTACTCCCGAACTCGGTAAACAGCTTGGAGAATGGCTCTCAAAGGGTGTTGAACTTCCGAGGTGTTCCGATTGCGGAGATGTAATTATGGCATACGGTAAACGCACCGTTAAACAGATTATTGACGGCACAATAAAAAATTATGGCAGACAGCTCTGTATGCAGTGTGTCGCAAAGCTGATAAAGCAGAAGAAACAGGAAAAGCAGAGAGAGGGTGCCGGAAATGCAGCTTCGACCGTATCAGAATGACCTTGTGGAGCAAGTAAGGCAAGCTTGGCGAGAGGGTTACAAAGCTCCTTGCATTGTCCTTGGGTGCGGTGGCGGAAAGTCCTGCATTGTCGCAGAAATTGCAAGACGGACGACTTGGAACGGTAAACGGGTGCTGTTCCTTGTTCACAGGAGAGAGCTTGTTGACCAAATATTCAGAACCTTTGTCCGCTGGGGTGTGCTTATGGATTTATGTCAGATTGGTATGGTACAAACCTTTACACGCAGGCTTAAAAAACTTCCTAAGCCTGCGTTAATCATTACGGACGAAAATCATCACAGCCTTGCACAAAGCTACAAACGCATTTATGAATATTTTTCAGATGTGCCGAGGGTTGGCGTCACCGCAACACCTATCCGTCTAAACGGTGACGGCTTGGGTGATGTCAACGATAAGCTGATTGTAGGAGTAAGTACCAAGTGGCTCATTGAGCATAACTGCCTTGCCCCATATGATTACTATGCTCCGAGTGTTGCCGACCTTACAGGACTGCACACCAAAATGGGCGAATATGTCGCCTCCGAGATAGAAAAAGCAATGACTAAAAATACAGTTTTCGGAGATGTAATCAAGTATTACAGACAGCTTGCAGACGGCAAAAAAGCGGTGTGCTATTGTTCAACGGTTAAGCATAGTCAAGCAACGGCACAGGCTTTTTGTGAGGCAGGCATTCCGGCAAAGCATATTGACGGAAGTACCCCGAAAGCTCAAAGAGAACAGATTATAAACGAATTCCGCAGCGGCAAAATTACAATTCTTTGCAATGTGGATTTGATTTCAGAGGGCTTTGATGTGCCCGACTGCGAATGTACAATTCTGCTCCGACCTACTCACAGCCTTACGCTTTACATTCAGCAGTCAATGCGATGTATGCGATACAGACCGAACAAAAGGGCGGTAATCATTGACCATGTGGGCAACTATGCAAGACACGGAATGCCTGATGATGACAGGGCATGGTCACTTGAAAAACGAGAGAAAAAGAGTGTTAAAAAGCTTGAGGACGAGCAGGCAGCAAAGGTCAAGCAATGCCCCGAGTGTTTTTTTACATTCTCTGCACCACCACCGGGGCAGAAAGCCGTATGCCCTCGATGCGGATATGAATTTCCGACAGCAGAGCGAAAGGTTGATTTTGATACTGCCGCAGAGCTTATAAAGATTGAGGGCTTTAAGCTCGATTTCAGTTCACCATCTGATTGCGGCAGCTACAACGATTTACTTGTTTACGCAAAAACACACGGCTATAAGCCCGGCTGGGCGTATTATCAAGCACGAAAGAGAGGATTGATAGCTTGACAGAAGAACACGCTATACAGAATGAAATCCGCCTTGCAATTGCACCGTACTGCGATATTTTTCGTATCAATGTCGGACAGGGTTACACAAAGGACGGGCGATATTTCAGCACAGGTGTACCACCGGGTTTTTCTGATTTATTCGGTGTCAGAAAATCAGACGGCAAGGCGGTATTCATTGAGGTTAAAACAGCAAAAGGCAGAGCAACCGAAAAGCAGCATAACTTTTTACAGATGATGAAATTTAACGGTGCGGTAGCAGGAATATGCAGAAGTGCCAATGAAGCAATTAAATTAATTTTGGAGGAATAATCATGGGTTTTAAATCAAACTGGAACGAAGCAACACAGGGCAGCTCAATCAAGCCGGAGGGCGATTATGAGTGCCTTATCGCTAAGGTTGAGGAGAGAGTAACAAAGAATGGCAAAGAAAATCTGAACATCTCAATGGTAATCAGAAATGATGTTGAGCAGAACTATAAAAATGGATATATATTTGATACATTGTGGAAGAAGAAAGAGCCTACAAACGCAGACTTGCAGGTCAAGGGATACAGCTATGGTCAGATTATGGCACTCGGCAAGGCGGCAGGACTTCCCGATGGCAAGGAGTACGACAGCCTTGAGCAGTTCTGCGGTGAGCTTGTCAATAAGCCAATGCGTGTAACTATAAAGCACGAAGAATACAACGGAAAAACACAGGAGCGAGTAAGCTGGAGAAATCCTACAAAATATCCGACTGTAAAGCATATTCCAAAGCAGACGACGACCAATACAGCTACAGCCTATGCACAGCCACAGCAAAGCTATGCATCTGCTCAGCCGACAAATCAAGGCTTTACGGATATGCCGATTGATGATGATTTACCGTTTTAATTCAGAAAAATTTTACGGAAATTGCACTAATTTATGCAACTTTTGAATTTTAAGTCGGTACATATGAAATTCATAAGAATCCATAAGGAGGTATAAAATATGGGATTTACAAATTTTAACGATAAATACAGTGCAATTCCGCAGGAATTAAAAGGCTATAAAAATTGGGTGTGTTGGCAGGCATACCCTGATCCGAAGTCGCACAGCGGCATTTCAAAGAAGCCGATAAATCCAAGAACGGGTGGTTTTGCAATGCCGAATAACTCGGACACTTGGTCGGATTTTGAAACCGCTGTAAGGCAGTCGGGCAAGTATTCGGGCATAGGCTTTATGTTCTCAAATTCGCCGTTTTTCGGTGTTGACCTTGACGATATGCCGAATGACATTCAGGATTACCAAAACGGCGGAACTGACAACATAATCAGCGAGTTCGTGAACACTTTACAGAGCTACACAGAATTTTCGCAGAGCAAAACAGGCGTTCATATAATCTGCAAGGGAACTCTTCCCGAGGGCAGAAGAAAAGCAAAGAATGATTCGGGCGGTTTTGAAATGTACGAGAACGGCAGATTTTTCGTTGTGACAGGAAACTACTGCTCGGAATACGGATACATCAACGATTGTACCGAGAGTGTTAAGCCGTTGCACTCCAAATATCTCGGCAAGACGGCAGAGCCTAAGCCGAACAAGAATATTACGGTCAATTTAAATTCCGTTGATGACATCGTCAGAGCCGCCTGCATCGCTAAGAACGGCAGTCTTTTCAAGGCTCTGTACAGCGGTGACTTTTCGGCTTACTCATCACAGAGCGAGGCGGATATGGCATTTTGCAATATGCTTGCCTTTTGGTGCGGCTGCGATGCCGAAAAAATGGACGCAATTTTCCGCCAATCGGGTTTAATGCGTGACAAGTGGGACAGAAAGCAGTCAGGCACTACATACGGAGTAATCACTCTGCAAAAAGCAATATCGGGTTGCAGTCAGACCTATAACCCTAAAAAACAAAACGATTATTCGATTTCAATAGGCAACGGCAAGGTTATTCAGACTGTTGACGAAGAAAAAATGCGTGCATATACATTTGACGATATGGGCAACGCAGAAAGGTTTGTTGACCTGTTTGGCGAAAATGTTCGCTACTGCTATACGGAAAAGAAATGGTATTTTTATAATTCAATGAGGTGGAGCGTTGACAATCTCGGTGTTATCTTAAGAATGGCAGACAAGTGCGTTGAGGCTATGAAAGCCGAGGCAAAGCTTTACTTGCAGGCTGATGAAGAGAGCGGCGGAGATATGGCGAAAGCATTTGAAAAGCATATGAAATCAAGCCGTTCAAATAAGTCAAAAAAAGCAATGCTCAATGAAATTGAACATCATCTTCCGATTTTGCCTATACAAATGGACAGATACAAAATGGCACTCAACACGCCAAGCGGAATTATTAATCTGAAAAACGGCGATGTAAAGGCACATAACCCCGAATATTACTTTACAAAGATTACTTCGGTCGATTGCGCCGATGCTGCCGACTGCCCTCGTTGGCTTGCGTTCCTTGACGATATTTTTGCAGGCGACAAAGACTTAATCAGATACATTCAAAAGGCGGTAGGCTACAGTCTGACAGGCTCAACGGCGGAACAATGTGCATTTTTTCTTTACGGTACAGGTCGAAACGGCAAGAGTACTTTTATTGATGTAATAAGAGATGTTTTCGGCGATTATGCGGCGAATATTCAGCCCGAAACCATTATGGTGAAAAGCTCGCAGAGCAATGCCATAAACAGCGACATTGCACGATTAAAGGGCGCAAGACTTGTTACATCTGTAGAGCCAAATGAGGGTGTGCGGCTGAATGAGGGACTTTTAAAACAGCTTACAGGTGACGATACGGTAACGGCAAGAAAGCTGTACAGTGAGGAATTTGAGTTTAAACCCGAGTTCAAATTATGGATGGCGACAAACCATAAACCTATTATCAGAGGCACAGACACAGGCATTTGGCGAAGAATACATATGATACCGTTCAATGTGCAGATACCCGAGGACAAGGTAGATAAAAACCTTACGCATAAGCTAAAGGCGGAGATGACAGCGATTTTTAAATGGTGCATTGACGGCTGTCTGATGTGGCAGAGAGAGGGCCTGCAAATGCCCGCCGCTGTATTAAAGAGCGTGAGAGAGTACAGGCGTGAAATGGATGTTATTTCTGCTTTTATCGAGGATAAATGTACTCTTGAGGGCACTGTACAGGCAAGTATGCTGTATGCCGCCTATGCATCGTGGGCAGACAGCAACAACGAATATTGTATGTCAAATACCAAGTTCAGCACCGAACTTGCCAAACGATTTGAGAAGATAAAGGGAAGAAATTACAATTATTTCACCGGTATTTCTATTCGTTCTGAATGTTAGTGTGGTGGCTTGAGGAGGGTTTGAGGGGTTTTATAACCTTTCGTATAAGAAAAATAAAATATTATATATATAAAGGGTTATTTAAAAATGGCTTCAACCCACCACAAGCCTCCGCAGGGAGGAATATATGAAACCAAATTTTAAAGACAAAACAGAGTTTGCAAGGCTTGAGGATAAAGCTATTGACGGTCAGCTTGATTATACCGACTATCCGCCTGCCGAATACAAATACTTTTCAAAACTTGCAAAACTCGGTTACAACAACCGCCACAAGGGGTGGGATATGATTACTTGCCTGAAACTTCAACAGGAATTGCAGAGTGAGTACAGACAGTACCACGATGAGGGCGAGGAGTATTTAAGACTGTGTACGAGAATACAGGACAATATAAAGAAATCCGCCGATCTCGTTCGCAAGATGTACAAGCAGGCGGCAACCAAAGACGAAATGCTAAGCCTTGCGTTGCAGACGATAGAGCTATTAACAAATGAGAACGGATTTGTTAAAAGAATAAGTGAAAAGGTAAAGGAGATGAAAGAATGAAACAGCAGGCAATCTGCGAATTATGTATGCAAGCATTTGAAAAAAGAAGTGCAAATCAAAAATACTGCACCGAGTGCGGTGTTGAAATGAGAAAACAACAGCACAGAGAAATCATCAAAAACAGCAAATTAAGAAAAACAGCCGCACGCAATTACAATAAATCCGATACACTTGAAGAAAAATGCAAGAAAATCAATTTGTATAATAAGCGGCACGGAACACACTTAAGCTACGGAGAATATACGGCACTCGAAAGGCTTCGAAGAATTTAAGGAGGATATTATGAGAGAAATATTATTCAGAGGTCAAACTCGCAGATATGGCGAAAAAGTCACATTGAGTGGTGAAAAAATAAAAAGCAATTGGGTTTACGGCGGTATTTTCCCACAGAATGGTGAGGGTGATTTTGCAATAATTTATCAGCAAAATCCTACAGTAGAAAAATATCCCGTTTACGCAGATACAGTCGGGCAGTACACAGGAATGAAAGATAAGAACGGCACGAAAATTTTTGAGGGAGATATTGTTGATTTTCCAGACCGTTCTGACAGTGAAAGCTATGGTGTTGTTAAGTATGACACAAACGAAACTGAATTTGCAATTGTATATGATTCGATATATACGGGATTAGGCAGACAATATCATTCAAGAGATATTGAAGTTATCGGCAACATCTATGACAATCCGGAACTGCTGGAGGAATGAAGATAAATGGATAATAAATTAAAAATCCGTGATTTCTGCGGTGATTATGCGTTGGATATACCGTTCGCAGACGGTAGTGTAAACACGATATACTTTAATTCAAAACGAAATGCCGAAACAGTTAAGCATATTATCGAAGTTGACGGAAGTAAACCCAACGAAGCAACCGTGTGTGATATGCGAGAGATTAAACGCGGAAAGTGGGTATCGACTGGAGATGTTTTAGGGTACACTGAATATCATTGCTCAGAATGCGATAATTATTTATTTTTAGTTTCTTGGAAAGACGAGTTGTATAATTATTGCCCCCATTGCGGTGCAAAGATGGATAAGGAGTGAGCAACAATGCCTTGTAAAAAATGCGGATTGCAATACTCAAGTTATTGTGTTGATTGCGTATATGTAAAAACAGGACTTAACTTAAACGATGAAGAATACCACGAGATTGAAGCGGAAAGAAATATAAAAGATGTTGTTTGATAAAGGAGAACAGGCAAAATGACAAATTTTGAAAAGATAAAGCAGATGAGCGTTGAGGATATGGCGGAAATGTTGCTTGATGCAAGTGAAAAACATTTTACATACTGCAACCATTGTTCATATCAAAGTTTTTATGCACCGCATTGTACATCTAGCAACCTTCGAACAGATTGCGTATATGCAATCAAAAAATGGCTTGAAAGTGAGGTAGATACGAATTGACGGCGAGAGAGATTAAGGGCAAAATAATAGATTTTGAACTGTATCGTATGGAAAAGGAGCTTGAAAAATTTAAGGATTACGATAAAAAGAACTTGTTTGCAGATTATTATGCTAGTGACGAATGCAAAAACCCAGACAGTTACGGAATTGTATGTGTAAAATGCGGAGAGTGCGGACGTACTTTTACAAAAGATGGAATTTTAAAGGAGAATTAAAATAAATGAAAGTACATCATTGCATAGATGTTTGTTGTGGAGGCCGTATGTTTTACTTTGATAAACATAACCCAGATGTAGTCTTCATGGATAACCGTAAATTTACTGTCAAACCTGATGTTGTGGCCGATTTCAGGAATATCCCTTTTAAAGATGATACGTTTAATTTAGTAGTATTTGACCCACCGCATCTAATCAAAGTAGGGGATAAATCTTGGTTGGCAAAAAAGTACGGTAAACTTAACCCACATACATATAAAGATGATTTATCTCAAGGGTTTAGGGAATGTTTCAGAATTTTGAAACCATATGGAATTTTGGTTTTTAAATGGAATGAAACGGATGTTAAAACTAACGAGATAATTAAATTATCACCAATACCTCCAATTTTGGGACATAAAAGTGGGAAAAATGGTACTGAAAGTGAGGTGGAAGAATGACCGCAAAAGAAATCAAAGACATAAACCGAGAAATTACGAGGTTAAAAGCTAAGATTGCACGCATAGCCGCCGAGGCTGACAATACATCGCCTAAGCTGTCGGATTTACCGAGTGCAAGTCAAACATCTGACAAGGTCGGCAATGCGGTGGTGCAGATTGCAGATATTCAAAGGGAGATACAAAACCTTGAAATCCGCCGAAACGCAGCACTCAACAGCCTATCTCGTGACGATTTTGTGGAGAACTGCTTATTTATGCACCTTAGCCTGCGATACAGCTGGGCGAAGATAGCAGTTGATACAGGCGGAATAAATACACCGGATAACATAAGAAAAATGTGCAACCGCCACCATTGGTAAATTTGTCCGTTTTTCCGTTCTAAGGGTGATATAATATAAAATGAAGAAATCGATAATAAGAGACATTTTGTAGTTCTCCTTTTTCAAAAATAACGGCAGACCGCTCTCGTTGAGGGCGGTTTTGCTGTATCGAAAAATCGAAAGGGCGGTGATACCGTGAAAGACAAATTAAATGCAAGACAGAGGAAGTTTGCGGAATATTATGCGCAGAGCGGTAACACCGTTCAGAGTGCGATACAGGCAGGATATTCAGAAAATTACGCAAACGCAAGAGCGTATGAATTGTTGGAGAATGTTGGAGTTTCAAAATACATCAAAGAGTTATCCGACAAGCTCAAAGATGAACGCATTATGAGTGCTAAGGACAGACAGGTTGCTCTCTCTGACATTGCAAAGAGTGCCGAGCAGGACCCGTCAGACCGTATTCGTGCGATTGATACACTCAACAAAATGACGGGTGAATACATTGTCAAGGTTGATGCAAAGGTTGAGCAATCCGAAAAGCTCTCTGATGTGTTCAGACAGTTAGGCGGTGAGGGGCTTGACGAATAAGATACAAAATAAGTTGGAGGTTACAACTATGAAAGAGATATTCAAGAAAGTTACATTAAAGGGTTTTGAAAGATACTCGGTAAGCAATTACGGAAATGTTCGCAACAATATTTCAGGTAATGTTCTGAGTAAGCGTAAGGCAAGCAACGGCTATCTGAGAGTTAATTTACGAACGGGTACTGTGCCCTATGAAAAACCTACAGTTGTTCACGTTCATAGACTTGTTGCAGAAGCTTTTCTTCCGCCTATTGAGGGCAAATCATATGTTAATCATATTGACGGAAACAAAGAAAACAATGTTGTTGATAATCTTGAATGGTGCACGCCGCAAGAGAATAGTGAACACGCATATAGAACTAAGGCTGATTATCGAGAAGAATGTAAAGTCAACATTGTCAAAGCACAAAATCGTTGTAAGAAGAAGCTGAAAATGATCGTTAACGGCAAAGTTCAATGTGTTTTTGGTTCTAAATCAGAAGCCGCCAAAAAGCTAGGGGTAAATGAAAAGACGATATACAACTATCTTCACGGAGCAACAAAGCCTATTGGTTATGAGCTTTTGGAGGTGATGTAAATGCCTTCGAGTAAATTCCCATTGTCACAAAAATATATAGATTTTATCAACAGCGTAAACAATGTAAGTGCGGATTTTCTTGAGGGTACTTAACTACTGCTTCCGGCAAGACAACGGTCGGTGCCGGTGTAAAGTTTATGCGAATGGTGTCGCAAAGTTCCAAAAAGATACATGCCATTGCCGCCAAGACAACCGGCAAGGCGGAGGAAACTATCATTCAGCAGGACAATGGTATTCTTGACCTGCACCGAAACGCTGTTTACTGCGGTAACGGCGACAAGGATTACAAACTGCCGCATATCAAGTTTGAGGGCAAAATTATCTATATTCTCGGCTACAGCAGTCGAGATAAATGGGAAATGGTACTCGGTGCACAGTTTGGCTGTGTGTATATTGATGAGATAAACACCGCAGATATTGAGTTTATCCGAGAGATGTCAACCCGTAATGACTATTTGCTTGCAACGCTTAACCCCGATGACCCGTCATTGCCGGTTTACAAGGAATTTGTAAACCGTTCAAGACCGTTTAAGAAATACGCAAACGATGTTCCGCCCGAGATTATGGCAGAACTTACCGAAGAACCCGTACCGAATTGGCGGTATTGGTTCTTTTCTTTTACCGATAATTTAAGCCTTACACCCGAACAGGTTGAAAAGAAAAAAGCCTCTGCTCCAAAAGGAACAAAGCTTTATAAAAACAAAATCTTAGGATTGCGAGGCAGGGCAACAGGGCTTGTATTCTCAAACTTTGAGAGGGCAAGGCACATAAAAACAAAAGAATGGGCAAAGCGGTTTTTAAACTCCGACCGCAAAAGCGAGCATTTTATTCAGTTTACGGCAGGACTTGACACCGCATATTCGCAGAAGTCACCCGACACAATCGCAATGACCTTTTTCGGTATTACAAACAAGGGCAAGTGTATTCAGCTTGACGAGAGGGTGTATAACAATGCCGAACTTCAAACTCCGATTGCTCCGAGTGATACGGTACGAAATTTCATTGATTTTCTTGACCGCAACCGTGAGGAGTGGGGCTTTGCGAGAACTGCTTTTATTGATAATGCGGACCAAGCAACGATTACAGAATATCAAAAGTACAAGCGACAGCACGGCTGCATTTATGACTTCGCAAATGCCTGGAAGAAAACCAAGATTATTGACAGAATTAACCTTGTTCTCGGCTGGCTCGCAAAAGATTGTTTCCTTGTGCTTGAGCATTGCAAGAATACAATTGCCGAGTTTGAAATTTACAGCTGGCGAGAAGATAAAGACAACACACCCGAGGACGGCCACGACCATTGCATAAATAGCAGTCAATATGCGTGGCTGCCGTTTAAAAATATTATTGGAAGTGAAATAAATGGGGCTGATAAACAGAATGGCTGATACAATCAGAACAGGATTAAGAAATTTTTTACATATCACTAAAGCGCCCGACAGAACGATAACCGTTGACGAAACGAGCAATCATCAAACTGAATGCTTTACCAACCGCATTTGGTATTGGGGCAACAGCAGACAGCTTTCACAGCTTTACACACAGCTTGACAGCGACAAAACACGCTTTTGGTCTGCCGAGTGTACCAAAGGGCTGAAAATACGAAAAATCCACACAGGCTTGCCCGCTCTCATTTGCGATACACTCGCTAATATTGTGATTGCAGACTATAACGGTACAGAGGTTACAAGCAAAAATACGACAGCTTATGCCGAACGGTGGGCGGAGATAGAGAAAGAAAACAAACTCGCAGGTGTAATAAAGCAAATGCTCCTTGACCTATGTGTTGTCGGTGACGGTGCTTTTAAGGTCAGCTTTGACACGGCTGTATCAGATGTTCCGATTGTTGAATGGTATCCTGCCGAAAACATCGACTTTACTTATGTGCGCGGCAGAATCAGAGAAGTTAAGTTTTATACCGATTACACGCAAAATCACCGACATTTCCGTTTTGAGGAAACCTACGGTTACGGCTATATAAAATATGCCCTCTATGACGATAACGGCAGAGAGGTCGATTTACACACAGTTAAGGCACTTGATTGGATAGACAGCAACGGTGTAACCTTTGATACATCGTATATGTGGGCAGTACCGGTTATTTACGGCAAATCGTGCCACAAGGGCAGAGGTGCGGGTATTATCGGAGCAAAGACAGACGCTTTCGACAGCCTTGACGAGGTGTGGTCGCAGTGGATGGACGCTTTAAGAGCCTGCCGAACAAAGCAGTATGTGCCTGAATGTCTTATCCCTCGAAACCCCGAAACCTGTCAGCCGATGTCGCCAAATTCCTTTGACAACCGATTTATTGCAGTAGGAAACGATATGTCGGAAAACGGCAACGGCAACAGGATTTACACCGAAAGTCCGCAGATTCAGCACGAAAGCTATTTAAGCTCATACATCACCGCACTTGACCTTTGTTTACAAGGTGTTATATCTCCGTCAACGCTCGGTATTGATACCAAAAAGCTCGATAATGCCGAGGCACAGAGGGAAAAAGAAAAAACAACTCTGTATACAAGACAGAACCTTGTTGAACTCACCGAGAACGCTATGCAGAGCCTTGTAAATGCGGTGTTGAATGCCGACAGTGAGCTTAACGGCAAGGGAATTGTTGACGGAATAGAGGTATCCGTAAACTTTGGTGAGTACGCCAATCCGTCGTTTGAAAGTCAGGTTGAAACCGTGTCAAAGGCAAGACAGGGCGGTTTGATGTCGGTTGAAACCTCTGTTGAGGAACTGTACGGCGACAGCAAATCGGACGATTGGAAAGCCGAAGAGGTACAGAGGATAAAAGAAGAACAGGGCATTGCAAGCGAGGACGAAACCTCGTCATTCGATGATTTGGCAGGATTGACAGATGAGTGATTACGATATCGGAAAAGCCTTTGAAGAAATCGAAAATGAACTTATTGACAGTATGATGCGCAATTTCAGCCGACACAGAGCAGAGGAAACCAAAGAGGGCTATAATTGGACCCAATGGCAGGCAGAACAACTAAAGGCGCTTGAGGAGTACCGCAAAACGAACGCCCAAAAATTCGGCAAGCAGTTCAAGAGCATTAACAGCAAGGTTGAAGAGATGATACACACCGCAAGAGCCGACGGCAACGCAGAACAGGAAGTAAAAATCCTCGAGGCTATTAAGAACGGCTTTACACCGAATATGCCCACAGGAGCGAGCACAGGCGAGTTTTTTAAGGTCAATAACCGTAAGCTCAATGCTCTTGTAAAATCGACCACAGACGATTTAAAGAGGGCAGAAACGGCAGTTTTGCGAATGAGCAATGACAAGTATCGCAAGGCAATCTTCAATGCTCAGGTGTACGCAAACACCGGTGCAGGCACTTACGAAAAAGCAGTTGATATGGCTTGTAAAGATATGCTCAACGCAGGGCTTAATTGTGTGGAGTACAAAAACGGTGCAAGACACACGCTTTCAGACTATGCGGATATGGCAATCAAGACGGCGAACAAGAGAGCATATCTAAGAGGTGAAGGTGAAGAAAGAGCGAAGTACGGGCTTTCCCTTGTTGTGGTAAACTCAAGGCAGGGCGGCTGCCCTGATTGTGCAAAATATATCGGCAAGGTGTTTATTGATGATGTGTATTCAAACGGCAAAAAGTCGGACGGTGATTATCCGCTGCTTTCAACCGCCATAGCGGAGGGACTTTTTCACCCACGCTGTAAGGACAGCACAAGCACCTACTACCCTGAACTTGACGATTTGGGCGGACCTCTCTCCGATGACGAGCTTGCAGAGCTTGACCGCCAAAGAGGACTTGAAGTACAGCAACAGCATGCAGAAAAACAAGCCGAACGCTTTGACCGCAGGGCAAAATACAGCCTTGACGAGGATAACAAGAAGTTTGCTAAAGCAAGAGCAGACGAGTGGCACGATAGGGCGGATAGGCTTGAAGAGCAAAACAAAAATTCTGTTCATAAAATATCTGATACTCAAGAGCAAAAGTTTTTGACTGACACAGAAATTGAAAAATCTGACAGCAATACAGAAAATACAAACAGAAGTGTTGAAAATTCCGAAAATAATGATATAATAGAATTTGAAAAGGGTGTTACGCAAGCTGTTCAAGAAAATTTTACCGATGAATTTGAAAAAATGCAGGACAAATTCGGCAAGATAACAACCATTTCAAGAGTTGGAGTGCTTAATTCCAAAACTTCATCAGATTACGGTGCATTTTATGACAATTCAGGAGAACTTTTGCTAAGATTTGCAAACAAGAAAAACGCACTGTCTAAGCATGCACAAAAGGCACAAGAAATGAAAAAATCAGGTGAATGGTCTTCTGCTCACTCTTTGCATACTTTTAGACACGAAATAGGTCATGCAATACAGCTTGAACACAGATTAAATGACCCATTGTGGGATGATAAACTTGAGCAAATAAGTAAAATAATGGATGGTTTAAATGAACCGATAGATATTGATATAAAAAAATATTCGGTATCAAGATATTCCATGACTAACATAGATGATTTTATTTCCGAATGTATTGCTGAGAGTATGACTAAGAAATCAAGAGCTACAGCGAAGGAAGTTGTAAATATAATAATTGGAGTTGATTAAATGACTGACACTTTTGCAAAATTTTACAAGTGGATGACGCCCTTAAAAAACGGATATAGAAGTATTAAGGATGACGCTCCAAACGAAATTAAGAAAGAGGCTAAAAAAGCCGATGAAGAATATTTCAAAAAAACAGGCAGACATATGCTTCAAATCGACTATTAACTAACCGCTCCTTGTGAGCGGTTTTCGCATTAGAAAGGTGTATTTATGGATGAGAATTTTAAGATTATATATGAAATACTTAAGAAATTAGAAAACAGTATGGATATATCTGAATTTGATAACTCAATATTAAGTTACAAATCGTTGGAAATATCTAAACCAAAATGGTGTAGAATAATAAAAATGCTTTTTGACAGCGGATATATAACAGGAGTGAATGTGTGGGAGTCTTATGATTGTTCCTATCCGCAAGTTGAATTGACAAGACCCGAAATCACTTTAAAAGGTCTTGAGTATTTGCGAGAAAACTCTATTATGCAAAGAATGTATAAAGCCGCAAAGGGAATAAAAGAAATTACACCAGGTTTATAAGTTTATTATTAGCACTTAATCAATCGGATTGAGTGCTTTTTTTATGCGAAAGGAAATGTGAAATGACTAATGAAGAATTTTTGAAACTTGCAAAAAGGACAGTAAAAGACTATACAACAGAACATCTTGATAAATCAGACGGCGAAGTCGACTTTTGCGTATACGTTGTTTGGTCTTGTAAAACACTGCAAAACAGCAAAGCACTTCTGTCAACAACGCTCTGTGACGGTATGTATTATGAGTGTACATACAACGGTGACAAAGACGAAATGTACTTTGATGCGTACAAGAAGTTTGAAAACAGGGTAATTAAACACTAAAAAGAGCGGTTTTGTTATTTTAACTTGCCCGTAAAGGGTTACAATTCGTAAAAACGGCTTGTTTTCGGACTTTTTAACTTGCCTATAACTTGCCAGGATAAAACTTAATACATCAAATCAGCACTTTGAGAAATCAGAGTGCTTTTTTGTATTTAAACCCGTCGATTTCGACGGGTTAGAAAGGCGGTGACAAAATGAAAGTAAGAGTAATTACATCGTTCAACGACAAGACCGAGGGGTTTATTAACAGACCGATTAATGAAGTTTTTGAATGCTCCGAGAGCAGAGCAAAAGACCTTATCGAACTTGGCTATGTTAAAGAGGCAGTCGAGGAAGTGCCTGCCGAGGAAAAGCCAAAACCTAAGAGAAAATTGACAAAACATATTTAAAACGCACTTGTGAGTAACTGCACAGGTGCTTTTTTATTGCCCGAAGGCATTAAACTACGGGAGACACCGAGCAAAACTGAAACAGAGAGACACTCTATAAACTGATTACGGGAGACACCCGATAACTGAAAGGATTGATAAAATATGGCAGAAAATAACCCAACACCTACCCCCAACGAAACACAGCCGACACCGCAGGGCAACCCTGCACCTGCATTTGACTATGACAAGCTCGCAAGCCTTATTACAGGCAAGCAGAGCGTGACAGAGGACACGGTTTTAAAGTCATACTTCAAAGAGCAAGGATTGTCAGCAGATGAGATGAAACAGGCAATCGGTGCTTTCAAGGAGCAGAAAGCCAAGAACACACCCGACATTGCAAAAATGCAGTCTGACCTTGAAAATTCAAACAAGGCTAAGCTCATTGCAGAGGTGAACCAGTCGGCTACTCTTGAGGCAGTTAAGCAGGGTGTGGATATTGCAAGCATTCCGTATGTACTCAAAATGGCGGACTTTTCTGCAGTTTCCACAGACGGCAAAATCAACACAGAAAAGCTGACCGAGGCGGTTAAGAAAGTGCTTGACGATATTCCTGCACTCAAAGCAAAAGCAAGCGAAAACGCTGGCGGTGTTCAGAAAATCGGCGGTGACGGTAACGGTACATCAGACGGTACTAAACAAAATTCAAGCGTTCCGACAAAGAAATGGAACAGATTTAATATTTAAGAAAGGACAATTTAACTATGGCAAACACAAATAACTATGCAGAGCAGTTCAGCCCGGATTTGCTCGAAATTCTTATGCAGGGCACACTTACTTCACCATTCATCACTTCAAATGTAAAATGGGTAGGTGCAAGAACATTCCATTTTACACAGATGTCAACAACAGGCTTTAAGAACCACAGCAGAGAGGGCGGTTGGAACAAAGGCAAATATACACAGACAGATGTTCCTTTCACTTGCGAGCACGACAGAGATATTGAGTTCCTTGTTGATAAGGCAGATGTTGACGAAACTAACGCAACCGCTAAGGTTGAGAATATTTCAAAGGTGTTTGAGCAGACACAGGTTGCACCCGAAACAGACGCACTTTTCTTCTCAAAGGTTGCCGCAAAGGCGCAGGCAACAGACGGCTATCATTCAGCTACCAAGTCAACCGAATGGACCAAAGCAAGCGCTTACTCAAAGCTCAAGACTATTCTTTCAGCCGGCAAGCTCCGCAGATATAAAGCAAGAGGTACGCTTGTTGCTTATGTAACATCAAACATTATGGATTGCCTTGAGCAGTCAACAGAATTCACTCGCAAGATTGAGCTTACCCAGATTGCCGAGGGCGGTATGGGAATTGAAACAAGAGTAACCGAGATTGACGGCTGCCCTGTTATCGAGGTCATTGATGATGAGCGTTTCTATGACAGTTTCAACTTCAATCCTGCCAACGGTGGTTTTGAACCCGCTGCCACAGGCGGTCACAAAATCAATGTTCTTGTCGCTTGTGGCGATACCTGCAAGACTGTACCGAAGATTTCAAGTATTTACTTCTTTGCACCGGGGGCACATACAGAGGGCGACGGTTGGCTCTATCAGAACCGTACACTTTCCGATACATTTGTTTTCCCTAACGGCAAAGACGGCAAGATTGACAGTATTTATGTTGATGTTGACACAACGGAGGTTGCGTAATGTATGCCAATTACATTGAACAGCAGGGCGGAGATGAAAACAGCATTATCTCCGCCGAACACATTGATGTTCTGACTTTTAACCGCATTGATTTTGAAAAACTTTCGGAAATGCAGAAGAGAATCATCAGCAGAGTGCATAGTAGACTTACTGCTTTTGAAGAAGAAAATGCCGATATGATTTCTTCCTATCTGAAAAATTACAACATCAACGGTGTGGGGATGGAGTTTGGCGCAAGTTGGAATTTGATGTGCATAAGCGGCGTGGCAATTCCTGCGGACCTCTACTCTCTGCTTAAATCAACAGGGCTTTGTTATCCTGCAATATGAGGTGATATGTTTTGAAATTTCCGTCACTTGTAAAAAAGCAGTTCTGTAAAACTCCTGTCGAGGTCACAATCTACGGTGAGGGAATAACCGAGGACGGCTCTCCTGTTGTTGCTTTCCGCTGCGGAGAAATATACCCGTCAGACACCTTATTGCCGAACACTAATTTGTTTGCGGGTAATGCTCATTGCAATATGCAGTCAAAAGCAAAGACCATATACACAAAAGAACAGAAAATCGTGCAGGTGTCTGCAGTGCTGCTTTTTGACGGTGACATTGCTCCCGACAGCCCCACTTTGAGCGCAGGCTTTGTAGTGCTTGACGGAGTAAAGCGTAACATCGTACAAGGCATTAAACACCGCAACCCTGACGGTACAGTGAATTATACGGAATTGGATGTGATTTAATGGGGTTTTCGGTAACATCAAAAATCAAGCTGAATTTGCCTGTACTAAAACAGCTTGATACAGCACAGCAAACGGCATTGCGTAAAACGACAGACGCATTGCTCACGCAGATAAAGAACACGCAGGTTATGCCGTTTGATACAGGTAATTTGCAGAACGAAAGCACCTTTGCCGATTACGCAAATCTTGCCGAGGGCGAAACAAAAATCGTATCGAGTACACCGTATGCCAGACGGTTGTATTTTCATCCCGAATATAAATTCCACCACGCCGTGTGGGTTGACAAGGACGGTAAAAAACACGGTGCAAACAAGAATGCTGGCGGCAAGTGGCTTGCACCTTGGCTCAAGGGCGGTACACGACAAAACTTTTGTCAAAAGGCATTTGCTCGATTTTACAAACAGGAGGCAGGACTTTGATTTATTTATCTGACATAAGGGACTTTTTAAAGACTGTCTTTAAAGCAGAGCATTACTACATCGGTAAACTCGATAACAAACAAGATAAGTCCCTCGGTGTGTACTCTCTCAAGCAGTCGGGTGCGCCTGTAAGGGCGATTGGTGACGAGAGTACATACAACACAATCAGCGTGTCTTTACTCTTGCATTGGAACAACAACGCAAATGAAACAGAGCGACAGGCACACAATTTATTTGAAACGCTTTACAGTGTAAAAGATGTTGAAATCAACAAACACACAATTTATATTATTGAACTGCTCACACCCGAGCCTGTCGATGTAGGCACAGACGACAAGGGCGTTTATGAGCAAGTCATTGAAGTTAAATTTTATTATGAAAGGATGTAAATAATCATGGCAGTATCAAGTGGAGTTTATCCATGTTATGAAAATCAGTTTGCGGTAGGTAAGACAGGTACAGACACCGCCACAACTCCAATTGCAAATTGCGATGAGTTCTCGGTGGCATTTGATAACGGCGTTGAGGAATGGACAGCATTTGAGAACGAGGGTTGGAAGTCAAGACTTATGACAGCCAAGAGCGTTACAATCTCTGTAAAGGGCAAGCGTACAATCGGTGACGCAGGCAACGATGAAATCGCAGAGCTTGCGTTTAAGAACGGCACAGCCGCACAGCTTCCGTTTAAGTGGACTTTCCCGAACGGTGCAAGCGTACTCTTCAAGAATGCGGTTATCTCTGTAACAGCAAACGGCGCAGGCGCAAGCACAGGTGTTGCACCTCTTGAATTTGAGGTTATGTCAAACGGCAAGCCCGAATACACACCTGCAGCCTAAGGAGGTATAAAGAATGTCAAAAATCATTGATATTACAAACAAGCTTAATTTTGACGAAAAGCCAAAACTTGTTATCAAAGGCACAGAAATTGAGGTCAACAATGACGCAATTTCTTTCATTAAGACGGTTGCGCTTTTTGACAGCGAGGACGGCGTAAAAACATCGGACATCTTATCGGCTCTTGAACTTCTTTTTGATGAGGAGAACAGAGAAAAGATTGCAAAACTTCATCTCTCGTTTGCCGACCTCTCAACGCTCATCAGAACAGCAACGGAGCTTATTGCTGACGAGGACAGCGAGGGGGAAACTCAGACCCCGGCTACGACTTAATAGATGATTTCGATTTAATCGTATCGAGTTTTAAGTCAGAGTACGGGGTGAGCATTTACTCCGAAGATTTTAAAAAGATGACTTGGGCGGAGTTCAGCTCCCTGCTGTGTGGCTTGGGGGCTGACACGCCTCTTGCGAGAACGGCTCAAATTCGCCTTGAGAACGATGAAAATGTTTTGAAGAACTTTACATCATCTCAACATAAAATACGCAATAAGTGGCGTTCACGCACAGCAAATAAACGCACACAGGCTGACATAAACACAGCCTTGCATGACTTTGAAATGATATTTGCAAATATGTAAATATTGCATACAATTTTGTTTATTTTTATAAAAATCTTGACTTTTATGTATATTTTTGGTAATATAAAGAAAATGTGAAATAAAGTAACATTTTATTATAAAAGGAGAGATACAAATGGAAAATCAAAATACTGTGCAGACACAAGAAACCACAAAGTTTTGTAAACATTGTGGTGGGAAAATTGCGAAAGAGGCTGTTATCTGCCCACTGTGTGGATGTCAAGTTGAGCAAATTACAAATACACAAGGTACACAACCTATTGTTATTAATAACACTAACAATAACACAAGTGCAGCCTCTGCGACAGCGGTCGCCAATGGTGGAATGCAAGGAAAACCTAAAAGCAAATGGGTAGCATTAATTTTATGCATTTTTCTTGGATATCTCGGCGCTCATAAATTTTATGAAGGCAAAATCGGAATGGGTATTCTTTATCTTTTCACCGGAGGCTTATTTATCGTTGGTGTAATTATAGATATTATTGCTTTGCTCGGTAAATCTAATCCGTATTATGTTTAAAAATGTAGCATAACAACTAAATAAGCTAATTACAGCGTACATCTTCGGGTGTGCGCTGTTTTTATACCACAGGGTGTAGCATTTTGCAACGCCCTTATTTTTATGCAGAAAGGATGTGAAACATATTGGATAACACAACCGTGGGCGAAATCGGCTTAAATCTTGTACTGAACAGGCAAGGCTTTTCTAAATCGCTTAATGCAGTGCAGGAGCAGGCAAACAGCGTAAGCAATAATATGAAAAGCTCACTTAAAAAGCTCGGCTCTGCCATTGTTGCTACGTTTTCGGTAGCGGCGATTAAGCAGTTTGGCCAGCAGTGCATTGAATCGGCGGCACAGGTCAATGCGGCAAATTCTCAGTTTGAGCAGACTTTCGGTTCAATGGAATCACAAACAAAAAGTGCAATTCAGAGTGTTGCAAAGGAAAGTGGTATTCTCGAAACCCGATTGCAGGGTGTGGGAACGAGTATTTATGCTTTTGCAAAAACCACAGGTATGGACAGTGCCAATGCATTGAATATGATGCAAGAAGCTTTACAGGTAACAGCCGACAGTGCGGCGTATTATGACCGTTCGCTTGAAGATACCGCCGAAAGCCTTAAATCTTTTCTCAAAGGCAACTTTGAAAACGATGCAGCACTTGGTCTGTCTTGTACAGAAACTACAAGAAACGCAGCGGCTAATAAGCTGTATGGCAAATCTTTTGTCGAACTGTCAGAATCACAAAAACAGCTTACCTTGCTTGAAATGGTAAAGGACGCTAACAAGCTCTCAGGTGCATTGGGCCAGGCAAGCAGAGAATCAGACGGTTGGGAAAATGTAACAGGCAACTTAAAAGAGAGTTGGAATCAGTTGCTTGCGGTTATTGGCAAGCCAATTTTGCAAGTAGCAACGAATATTGTGCAAAAGCTTTCTTCGGCTATCGCAAAACTTACAGAGTACGCCAAAGGGGCGATAAATGCGCTTTCAAAGCTGTTCAACTGGGACGGAGATGATACAGCAAACAGCATTTCAGCCGCTGCAAGCTCGGCAGAAAATTTGACCGATGAGGCAGAAAGCGGTTCAAACTCATTAGAAAGTGTTGCGGATAGTGCAGAAAAAGCAAAGAACAGCGTTGCAGGTTTTGACAAGCTGAATGTTCTCACTAAATCCGATAGCGGCGGTTCAGATGCTTCCGCAAGTGATACAGCAAGCAGCAGCGGAACTTCTGTCGCAAATACTGTTGTTAAAGACACAAACAGCGGTGTTTCGGGTGCTTTTAAAAATCTATACGAAAAGAGCGGATTTAAAGCCTTTGTGGATAATGTTCAAAAGGGCATTAATAAGGTTGATTGGTCAGCTATCGGCAAAAATTGTGAGTCGATATTCAAAAATTCTGTTCCGATAGCTCAAAATTATCTTACACAGGTGCAAAAGGTCGGTAAATCTGCATTCGGTGCGGTAGGTTCATTTGTCGGCGGAGTGGTACAGGTTAGCGGTAAACGGCTGCAAACACTGACGGGCGGCGTTGCAAAATGGCTTGATAAAGACAAGAATAAAATCAACGGCTTTATTACAACCATTGGCGATAATTTCAGCAAAGGCTACGATAATTTATCGACATTCTTTGAAAAGAGTTTTGATGTCATCGGGCAGAGCGTTGACAGAGTTCGCCCACAAATGGAGGACGCAATTTCAAATCTGCTCAGCGGTTTTACAGATTTCGGCGGTGCGGTCGGAACGATTTTCTCGGAGGGCTTTAGTTTAGCTACCGAATCACTTGTAAAATGGATTGATAATGACGGTGCAACCATTGGGGAATTTTTTGACAATATTCAACTTCAAATGGCAGATGTTATGAACTTCGTGGGCGGCGTATTTTCAGACATCGGTAACTTCCTGCTTGGCTGGTGGGACGGCGAGGGCGGTTCTGAGATTTTTCAGAATGTGTGCGATATGTTCATTAATATCGGCACAACGCTTATGAATGTTTATAATGATTGGATTATGCCTGCGTGGAATTTCATTGTCGGAGTATTTCAGTCCGCATGGACAGATTGCCTTAAACCGATTTTTGAACAGCTATGGACTGTTTTCGGCAAGGTTTGCGACTATATTGCAACAATATGGAATAATTGGCTTTCCCCGCTTGTGAACTTCATAAGCGATACATTAGGCCCTGTATTTAATACGGTACTGAGAAATATTCAAAGCATTTTTGAAACAGTATTCAGAGTTATAGGCGATGTTGTGGGCGGTGTTTTAAAATCGTTCGGCGGTCTTATTGACTTTATAACAGGTGTTTTTTCGGGCAACTGGGAAAAGGCTTGGAACGGTATCAAAGACTTTTTCGGCGGTATATGGGACGGCATATGGGGCATTATCAAAGGCTTTGTTAATCTGATAATTGACGGTATAAACCTATTGTTGACAGGTATATATACGGT